CGTTTGTTTTCCTCATACACCTGAGTAGCAAACTCTTCTGCTGCCAGACGCTCCCGCTCGGCCTTTTCTTTGGCTCTGCGTTCGTCGTGGTAGCCACGCTTTAATTTACCGACCCGCTCCTGTACATCTTTGCTGTACTGGGAAAGCTCTTCATCTTCTGGGTCATTGATTGGGCCTGCGCTTTTGCGGCCTCGGTCTTGTTCAGGGGTATCGTCTTCGATATCCACCTGTAACTTTTCCTCCTTTTCAGGAGCGTCGTCTTCTGCCACTGGGAATTTAAATTCCGATTCGTATGTTGCCATGATTACTCCTTATGCACGCGAAATGCCGCGAGGGTCTTCCACAACCGCTTCAACAGAGTCATCATTGATGATCTTGAATTCACGACCATGAATCTTCAGGCGAGTGCCTGAATTGGGGCGGACGATGACGAAGTCACCGACTTTGCAACGAGGCCCGCCGGGGAATCTCGTCTTATCTTGGTAGGCTTCTGGGCCAATCTTGACAACAAACAAGACAGGCGACAAAAGCTCCTCGTAGTGGATTGATTGGTTCGACTTAACGATGCCAATCTCACTGTCCGCATACTCCTCCATTGCTTCTGGTACGACCGTCAGCAACATAAACCCAGAAGGGTCTGGCAATTGCCTTGCTTTTTCTTCAGAGGTTTTGTTTAAAACCCCCGAAAGATCAATAGCTGCAACATCAAATTCACTCATCGGAATACTCCATTTTTTTCGCAAGGTCGCTTATAAACCCGTCTGCGTAGCCTAGACCTCGAATTACCCCGCAGATGTGCCGATAATCGGCATGATCGGTTACCCTTCCACTTGCTAAGTACTCAACCTGCTCTTGGCGGATCTTTCCTAGCTCAGTTCGCACGTGCTGTAAGACACGGTTTGCATCCATACTTACCCTTTCTTAGGTTTATTTGGAGGTTGTTGCGCAGATTTCTGCGCGGCCTGCACCGCCATTTGAGTGCGGTGTTTTGCGACATCAACGCCAAGTCTGGCTCCGTCGAGTTCCATTTGTTTGTTTAAACGATCTTTGTTTGTAGCTGCGGTAGCGGCTACTTGCATGGCTGCAATTTCTTTCTGCGCGGCGATACGGGCTTCTTCCACCCGGATCTGATCCGCTTTTGCGGCAGCATCCATCGTTTGTTTTTGTTGTTTCAACTGCAAATCTTGTTGCTTTAGTTGCAGTTCTTGCATCTGCATTTGGACAATAGGATCTTGCATTTGCTGTTGAGCCTGCTGTTGCTGGGCCTCTTGGCTGTTTTGTGTAAACAATTGTTTGGCTGCGTCTGCTGCCATGATGGCGAGGTGGTCTGCCATTTCTGACGGTACTTGCTTGGTTTTTTCCTCATCCGGCAACGGAATACCCATGCGTTTCTCAATCTCCAAGCGGTATTGGAATCCCACATGTTCATTCACATGCGCCAGCATTGCAGCCTGCATGATCTGAGCTTGAGGGTTTTGGGCAATGATTTGGGCAATCTTGGGGTCTTGCATTGCCATCATGTGGACTTGTATGTGAGCTTCATGGTTTTGCTCAATAAATGCCTTGACCGGCTTGCCGTTTAGGATGTTTTGGTTTTCCTGAACTGGATCGGTTGGGGTTTGGTCATCTTCTGTTTTGACCAACTTATTGGCGTTCTTAACCCCTAGAACCTCAATCATCTGGCGGTGCAGCATAGCCATGTCGTACAACTGGGGTGCGCCTTGGGCTAACTGTAGGACTGCCTGATACTGAACAATCTTCTGCGCCATTGTTGAGGCGTTTGGATCGCTGACGGGGATAACGTCAGTGGTTTCGTAATCAGACTTACGCGCGGCACGGCTACCTTCTTCTGGTTCGTAGTCATAATCTTCTGGGGTGTAGTCGGCAATGATTACCTTCAGAAGCTTGAACTCTTGCTTCATTGAGAAATGCATACGGGACTGGACTGCTCCCATGACCTTCAAGGTGCGTTCCAGAATTGCTAAGGTAGTACCGACCGGAGCCTGCGCAGACATATCAGAGACATTCATGTCTCCGCCGTTGGCAAATGCACGGCCTTCTTCTACGATGTTTTGGAATAAAGAAAACAGAACCTGACTGGGTTCTTTGTAAGGAAGAGGGAGAATGTTGTCACGGATTGATCCGGACGGCACATCTACATCTCGAAACTCTCCGGGCTGGATCGGTGTGTCGTCACCCTTGATGCGAAGACCGCGAGACTTGAGGCCCCCGGGTAAGTTTGAGAGTGTTCCCGCATCCACAAGCTGACGGATGAGCATCGTTGCGCTTTTTGCATATCCCCCGATAAGGTGGATAAGACCATAACCATAGAAGCCATCACCGGGGATGTATTGGTAGTGGACAAAGTGTTGTCGCTTGATGTGAAGTGAATCGCCGTCATACCAATTTCTCCTAATTGCAAGAATTTCGCCAGATGATTTTTCGACTGTAATTACGTAAGGCAGGGCAATGCCTGTCTTCTCGCCTTTTTTGTTTGTGTGTTCAAAGCCGGGCAGGTCAATATCGACATGCATTTCTAAAATACGGTAACGGTCGTCCTGAATAGCAGAGATACCGTTCTCTTCAGACTTTTGTTTTTCTACATCGTCAAGCTCATATCCGGGTTCGCCAAGGTCAACATCTAAGTAAAAACCCGCCTCTTGGAGCTTTAAAACTTCATTCTCTGTCTTGCGCATTACGTGGGTAACACGTTCGGAAGACTCAATATCTCTTGCGCCGTAAGGCACTACAAGGTCTTCTGCGGGTATAAACACCGCCATCTGACGGCCTTTGGATGGGTCGTAGTAGACCTTTTTGAAGGCGGAGCCGGTAATTGGTAAAGACCACAGGAGCTTTTCATGCTCAGGGCGGTACTCCGTCATTATCTCCGTCAACTGATAGTTCATATCTTCTTGAACTCTTTCTGCGGCCTCTTCAGTCTCTGGGGTTTCTTTGCCGATAATTTTGGTCTTGACCGGCCCCATTGCAGGAAATGTCTCGGTAATACCTTCGGACTGAAATCTGACCACAGATTCCGTCAGCATTGGGTGGAACACACCGCAGGCTCCTTGCCAAGGTTCGGTACGCTCTTCATACTTCAAACCCAACAATTTCAAACCATCTACATAGGTTCTGATCCAATCTCTGCGGTCGCGGGTATCTTTATCAAAATCTTCTATTAAATCAGAGCCAAGCTGTTTCAGGGCTGACTCATCCATGAACTCAGCTAGGTTGGCATCAAATGTTTCTGCGGTGTCAGGTTCCATGTGTATATGAAGCCCACCAATACCAACATCTACAGACTCCGGATCTTCAATTTCAATCTCAATGGGAGCGCCCATCTCTTCTTCTAAACCCATAGGGGCTGCGTACAAACCTTTATCCATAGAACTTGTTGCCATGATCAATCCTTAAACTGTGTAATACCGCTCTGTTCTGCGGCCTTTGAAATACCTGACTTCCTCTTGTTCATCTGAGTCGATTTGAATGAACCCGCCCCGTCGGAAACGAAGCAATGCCTGACTAGAGGAGTCAACAAGGTCATCGTTGTCGCCGTTAGGAAAGGCTGCGAGTTCTTCCATCAACTCATCAGCCCAGCGGGTATCTGGACACCAGACCAAACCAGATGAAAACAGGTCTGATATTGCGTTTACACGCGCTATCTTATCGCTTCCTTTGCTTGGTGTGTACTCCTCAAGAGGGATTCCCATCTGACGAAGCTCATAGATAAGCGGCGCACCCGCCGCTTTCTTCTCAACAATTAATGTGTCTGGGTTCCATTCTTTCCACGTATCAAAGGCACGTTTCTTCAGCTCTGGAAACTCCATTCGTTGTTTAAACGAGTCAAGGACAATGATGTTTGGCTTCAAGTTACCCATAGAGTCAGGGTGTTGGAAGATTCCCCATGTGGTACAGGCTGAATAGTCAGCGCGGTTGTTCTTCTCAAAGGCTGTATCCCAGCTTTGAATCAAATAATCGCATGGAGGAGGTGTATCTCCTTCCCAAATCCGCCACATATCCCGCTTAATAATGGCTGATTCATTGCCGGTAGGGTTCTGTTGGTACTGCGCTTCCCATTTAGCGGTTGGAAGTTCAGCTTTTAAGGCTTCAAGCTCCACTTTTGACCAAAATCCGGGCCATAAAGGGGTTCCAGACGGCAATATTGCAGGAAACTCTATGACTTCCCAGTCATCCACACCGCCTTTTTCAGAGTTTTTAAGGATTTGACCTGTCAAATCTCTCTTAGCCCAGCGGGTCATCACAATAATGATGGCTCCTCCGGGCTGTAAACGCTGGCGCGGGCCAGATGTATACCACTCATACACCCCATCAAAGACTGCGGGGTTGTTTTGCCTAGCTTCCTGCTCCGAATGAGGGTCATCAATGATCAGAATATCTGCACCCTTACCGGTAACCGCACCACCAACACCAATAGCAAAGTAATCTCCGCCCTTGTCGGTGTTCCACCGACCTGCTGCCTTGGAATCAGAGGACAGTTTGGTGTCAAATACTTTAGCGTAGGCTTCAGATTGAACAAGGTTGCGGACTTTACGTCCAAAACCCACCGCAAGTTCTGCGGTGTGAGCAGTCTGAATGATCTTCTTCTGCGGGTATTTACCTAGAAACCATGAAGGAAGCAAATAAGAAGCAAACTCAGACTTAGTATGCCGTGGAGGCATATTGATAATCAATCTCTTCAAGGTTCCGTTGGCAACCCTCTCAAAAGCACTAGCCATGATGGAATGGTGTTTACCCGAAATAAATCCGGGCCACATCTGCGTAACGAAATACAGAAAACTTTCCCTGCATCTCTCTACCCTGTCCATCTCCAACAACTGGAAAACCTTAGCCCGATCATCTGGAGGCAATGTATTGGCTATCCCCAGATAGCTAATAATCTCTTCACGGGTTAAATGACTCATAAAGCTGATATCTCTCTAACCGAACGATCCACCACCTTAATGGAATGAAATTTATGCGGTTTGATAGACACATACCCATCAGTCTGCAATCTATGAACAATCCGGTGGATATTAGCTTTTGACTTCATCTTCAATCCCTTAGCGATAACTTCATATGACGGAGCTATCCCATGAATACGAATGTATGCTTTGATGAAATCTAGGACAAGTTGTCTGCGCGGCGTCATGGTCAGGTTAGTGTTTAAACAAACAGAGTTTAAACGCATATGCGAACGTTCGCAAGTCTTTTTGAAAAATATATATACCCCGGGGTTGTAAGTTTGGCGAAAGAAGGGGGAGGTGTTTGGGAGAAGATATTTGCAAGAGTGGAATAGAGTGTAAGTGCGGGAGGGGGAGGTAAGCGTGCCATCTGGGGGGTTGGGGTACGGCAGGGTCAGCCCACACGCCGTTTACACGCCACTGCCCACCGATACCAGTTGTCCTGCGATGACCGTTGCTCTGCGTCATGCGTGTACACACACTGCACACTACGTTTACACACTAGGCATTGCCTTACTCGCTTTCACAAGCTTGAGGTGCGCTCCCAGTTCCCGCTTGAGTTGCTCTGCTGTCACAACTTCACCTTTGTCTGCGTCTGCCTGTGTAAACAACCCTGATGCTTTACCTAGTAGTTCCAGTGCTTTTAA